TGATCGCATCGACCGCGAGAATATCGTAGCGGTACTGAACGAGGTGCTCCCGGTACACCGTCTGAATGCAGGCGAGGCAGACTATCTGTACAAGTACTACCGAGGCTATCAGCCGATCCTGCTGCGTACCAAGGAGGTACGGCCGGAGATCAACAACAAGGTCGTAGAGAACCGCGCTAACGAGATCGTCGCCTTCAAAACAGGATACTGCTTCGGCGAGCCGATCCAGTATGTCGCAGCAGGCGGCTTGGACAACAAGATCCAGGATAGCCTGCAGTTACTGAACCGCTATATGGAGGCAGCCGGGAAGACACCGGTCGACAAGGAAATGGCGGACTGGATGCATATCCAGGGCAATGCCTATCGGTTTATCGTACCTGCGGATTATAACGACATCAGCCTCGCTCCGTTCCGCATCCGCGCTCTGGACCCGCGCATGACCTTCGTCGTATACGACAACAGTATCGACGAGAACTGCGTGCTGGGCGTGACCTACGTGTGCCATGACGACCAGACCACAACGTATTACTGCTATACGAGAGATATGTACTATGAGATTTCGGGAAGTACGCTGACGGCCGCGAAGGTCGAGTCCGTCAAGCCGCATGCACTGGGTGCAGTGCCGATCATTGAATACCCGCTCAACAGTGCGAGACTGGGTGCGTTCGAGATCGTACTGCCGCTGCTGGATGCGCTGAATGAAGTCGCATCCGACCGTCTGGACGGTGTCGATCAGTTCATCGAAGCCCTGCTCCTGTTCCACAACGTGGATATCGATGCAGAGATGTTCGAGCAGTTACGTGCTCTGGGTGCTCTGGCATACGCGGATGTCTCGCCGGACAAGAAGGGCGAAGTGAAGTACATCTCTCAGCAGCTCGACCAGAACGCCGTACAGAGTTTCGTCAACTACGCCTATGACGCAGTGCTGACGATCTGCGGCATGCCGAATAGAAACGGCGGCTACTCGACCAGTGACACCGGCACGGCAGTCATTATGCGCGACGGCTGGTACGCTGCGGAGAGCCGCGCCAAGGACACGGAGATCATGTTCAAGGCGAGCGAGAGGATCTTCCTTGCTACCGCGCTGAAAATCTGCCGTGACTATAACCGTCTGTCGCTCCTTCCGTGGGATATTGATGTGAAATTCACCCGCAGGAACTACGACAATATCCAGGCAAAGGCGCAGGTACTGGTCACTCTGCTGGAGAAGATCCCGCCGCGGCAGGCGTACATTTATTGCAACATGTTCACGGACCCGGAGGCGGCTTACCAGGAGTATGAAGACTGGCAAAAAGCGCAGTCTGAACGTATACAAGAGGCATCGATTAGTGGTACAATAGAGGAGAAGGAAGAGGAAATTTCAACTGAATCCGACGACGATCGAGCAGATTGAGAAGATCCTCAACCAGGGCGCAGTGGCCGAGGTAAAAGTCGAGCATAGCGTTCCTGTCGTTCTGCAGGTCGATCGAAAATTGCGATATAAGCAACCGCCTGCCAAAGGGCAGAGCGAAGAGCCAAAGGGACTAAGTGATTAGCCCCTTTTCTGCTTATGTTGGATTTCGATGAACTGCATCGGCTCGTAGCCACCCTATGGCTCGCGCTGGATGGTCTCACCACCGAAGAAAAGAAGAAGCGTCTTGAGGATGGCTTCCTCGACTTCCTCATAGACGCGTATCTGCTCGGGTGGGAGAGAGACGGCCTGCCGGATACCGGCGAGGCGAACGAGACCGCCATGCGTGATGCGATCTACAAGGAGATAGCCGGAGAGGGCATCACCGACCGCATCTCCAAGTATGTAGACGCGGAGGACTACGAAGGACTGCAACGCCTCGCTGATTCCGAGTACCACCGGGTCAACGAGACTGGCGCGTATGATGCGGCGCTTGCCAGTGAGCTTCAAGACCATACGGTCGTGAAGAAGTGGGTCACGATGAATGATCCGTATGTCCGCGATACGCACGACTACATCGAAGGCGTAGAGATCCCGCTCTCAGAGCGCTTCTATACCTTCGATGGAGACTCCGCCCGTTTTCCCGGAGACTTCGGGGACGCGGAGAATAATGTCAACTGCAGGTGTTGGTTGGTATATCGTTCTCTTGACTGAGAACTGGAATACAAGCGGCAGGGAAGTCGCTATACAAAAGTCGCAGAAGTCAGGGAAGACTATAATCGCAGGATAGCGGCAGGGAAGCCGCGGTATAAATGTCGCATGGAGGAAATCTAAGGAGTTATTTAGCCGATCTGTTAGGGGCGAAGTACCGTGAAGGTATGAGCGAAGAAGAAATCTCTGCTGCGCTGGAGGAAGCGAAAGTCGAAAAGTCCCGTGCCGCCGAGATCGAGAAGTACAAGAATGCCGTTCAGAAAGCAAATTCTGAAGCAGCCAAGTACCGTAAAGAAGCAGAAGCAAATCTCAGCAACGAAGAGAAAGCCCGTAAGGAGCAGGAGCAATTACTGAATGATCTCACTGCAGAGAACAAGAGAATGGCAAGGGAACTTTCCGTCTCGAAGTACGCAACTGAATACCTGGCCATGGGTTATGACTCCGTTCTAGCTCAGAGCACTGCTGAAGCCATGGCAGACGGCGATATGGCTACAGTACTGGGAAACCAGAAGACCTTCAGTGAGACCCTCGTAGCGAAAGCCAGAGAGGAAGTTCTGAAGGGCACTCCGGTCCCCGGCAAAGTCGGCACGACCCCGTCTGTGATGACGAAAGAGGCCTACCGCAAAATGCCTGCCGCGGAGCGTTTCGCTTACGCGCAGAATCACCCGGAAGAATACCGGGCTATGTACGAAGAAGGAGAAAAGTAAAGGGCATTAGAACATCCGTTCAAGATCAATAACGGTTATGAGAATTTCATTCTGGCGAATGAGATCGAAGACCAGTTCCTCACTCACCTCGACCTGGCTCAGTTCTGCCTCGTCGATCAGTCTCTGCAGGGTGTTGCAGGTCTGACGAAAAAGATCAATGTCTACAGTGCCGTAGACGGAACTGAAAAACTGCAGGTCGGTGAAGGCAATACCAAGGCTATCACTGTATCCCACACCCCGAAGGAATATGAGATCCTTCTGGCTCAGAACCATTTCGACTGGTATGACGAAGAAGCTCTGGCTGACCCGATGATCATCCCGGTCGGCACTCAGCATTCCGCTACTGACCTGTTCAACACCATGAACAAGGACATTATCGGTGCTCTGGGCGGCGCTACCAAGTCCATCACTGTCGACGGCACGGATGTCAGCGTCTTCGATGCTTTCGTTGATGCACAGGCATACCTCGGTGTTGAAGCAGTCGATGCTGGCGCTCCGGCTACCTTCGCTCTGGTTCATCCCGAAGACATGGCTTACATCCGCAAGGCACTGGCTGATGAACTGAAGTATGTTGAAGCCTTCGCCCGTTCCGGCTATGTTGGCTCTGTCGCCGGCACCAACCTGTACGTGTCTAAGGCCTGCACCAAAAAGACGGTCAACTTCGCTACCCGTGAAGCCGCTACCCTGTTCGTCAAGTCCGGCACGGAAGTCGAGTCCGAACGCGATGCGAACACCCGCTTCAATAAGGTCTTCGCTCGTAAGTACTACCTCGCCGCGCTGACCAACGACACCAAAGCCGCTAAGATCGTTCTTCCGGCTGGTATCTAAGGAGGACTAGCCCATGAGCAGAGACGAGCTTATCGAGAGAGTTAAAAAACTCACGCCCGATGCTACGGACGAGATCGTGGGCGAATACGTTGATATGGCAGTCGAGGCTATCCTGGAGCGTATGTATCCCTACGGTACAGACGAGACGGAGTGCCCCGACCGCTATTCGGCGAAGGCGGTCAACATCGCCGTATACCTCGTCAACAAACGAGGTGCTGAAGGCGAAGTGCATCACTCCGAGAATGGCGTGCTGCGCATTTACGAAAAAGCCGATGTCCCGGACTCCATGCTCTACGGCATCGTACCGATGGTCAAACTGCCGGTATGAGACTGGTCGAGCGTAATAAGACAACGATCTACTACCGCCTGTACCAGGGCATGGAACTGGTGAAGGACGAGCAGGGGTACGAGACTGGTGAAAAGGTCGTGGCCTACGACGACCCGGTGGCGATCAGAGTCAATGTCTCCCCGGCGACCGGGCACAGTTCTATCGAACAGTTCGGTACGCTGGAAGGCTATGACAAGGTGGTCGTCACCGAGGACATGACCTGTCCTATCGATGAGCACAGTGTTCTGTACGTTGAT